TATGATGAGCGCAATGCAATAAATTGCGTTAGTTTGCGCTCAAGCTCTGTAAAAATGCAGGAGGAAATCATGGCAAAGCTGATGAACCTACAGGAATGGGCAGCCGAGACTTATACTCATCCGCCCTCCCTTTCTACGCTTCGTAGATGGGTCAGGGAGGGTCGAATCTACCCATGCCCTGAGATTCACGGAAAAGAATACAAATTAATCCCAGAGTCAGTGTATGTTGACCCGCGCAAGAAGATGATGAAGAGAAAGCCTTCGCATGTTGTTCCGCCGAAAGAGGGATCGCTTATGGAGAAATTAAAACATGTCGAACAGGCCCAAGCGTTACGACGCTAATCTGCCGCGGAACTTAACGTACCGTAAGACAAAACAAATTTACTCTTGGCGAAATCCTGTGACCGGACAGGAAATATCCCTCGGAAGAATACCCCGCAAGGATGCTGTGGCGCAGGCCATTGAGGCAAACAGCTACATTGAACAAAACTACCTGCCATCTGCACTTCTTGATCGCCTTATGGATGCTCCTGAATTCACCTTTGCAAAATGGATAGAGCGTTACGAGGTGATTCAGGCTAGGCGCAACCTAAAGCCCAATACAATGAAGATTCGCATGAATCAACTCAACACTCTTAATGGTGAGTTTGGTCGCTCCGGAATCGCAATGATAACCACGCGAGAAATAGCTGTTTTTCTGGAGTCATATGTTGAATGCGGCAAGAGAAGCATGGCGGTGGCTTTGCGCTCTCTATTGATGGACGTTTTCCGCGAGGCAGTAGTTGAGGGGATAATTGACAAGAATCCAGTGGAGCCCACCAGAACTCCAGCGCCAGAAGTTAAGCGTGAGCGATTGTCTCTGGAGAGTTTTATTGCCATTCGACAGGCGGCATCATCAATGGGAGGTTGGCTGGTTAATGCAATGAATATTGGATTACTCACCGGGCAACGCCGAGAGGATGTAACAAGGATGGCGTTCAGTGATATTAGCGAAGGGAGGATTTTTGTTACTCAGGGCAAGACTGGGCATAAGTTGGCGTTGCCGCTATCGCTTGAATTGACATCAGCAGGAGTGTCCCTTGAGTCGGTCATAGACTCGTGCAGAAGCAATAACCCATCAGATAGCCTGATTTACTCTTCAGTCCGCAGAGGGGGAAGAAAGCCGGGGGCAATTACACCTGATGGACTTACTCAGGCTTTTGCTGATGCACGAGAATTAAGCGGGGTGAATTTTGGCCCTAACCCCCCAACTTTCCATGAAATACGAAGCCTTGCCAGTCGGCTTTATGAAGTGGAGAATGGAGAGGACTTTGCTCAGAGATTGCTAGGCCACAAAAACATTTCCATGACCAAAAAGTATCTTGATTCTCGTGGTCAAGAGTATGTGATGGTTTAGAAGGGATACAGACTTTTCGGGATAATTTCGGGAATTTTCGTTACCACCAACAAAATATCGTTATAGATCAAACAAATAAAAAAAGACCGAATACGATTCCTGTTTGCGGTGTATGGAGATATTTCTGTTATTTATCATGTGGATAGATAACAAAAACACCTCTTTTCATGGTTACAATACTTACCATTGCGCACCTTACAGATCAAACACTTCCCATTTATTTCGGATCGGGTTCGGGAAAAGTTCGGGACGACAATGTTGACCATCCCTCGATCACCACATCCATCAATTCCCAATCGAATCACATCAGCGGGCTATCATCGAACTCTTCCGTGGTCGTGTCGTTGATCACATGCGTCACCACTCCGAAAATAATCGTTTCCTCCCCTTCCCAGTCTCCGCCGTCAATCAGTGTCACATCTTCTGGCTGGTCCAAATCAGCGAGGCACAGCGTCGGATGAAAGCGCATACGCTTCAGCAAGAACTCCCCGCAAACCTCTGCGACGACAATACTACCTTCACAAGGCTTGCGGGCTGAGTCGATTATAAGCAATGCGTCTTTCTTTATTCCGGCGCGCCAACTAGATGTAGCGGAGCGCATGAGGTACTGGCCCGGCTTATCAGACCAGCGACAGGCATCGTTTGGAGTTAGTCGACTGGTTGCGTAGTCTGCTGCTGGAGATGGGAAGCCCATATCAAAGCCCTCCGTTTGGATTGAAAAGCATGAAAACGCGACGCTCTCCGTCTGTTTCTGAAACATCACGGAACGTACTGACGTACATCTCGATCCAGCGGTTGGCCTCCTTCAGGCACCAGCGGCAATTGACCTTCTCCAACTCAGCGCAGAAATCCTCAGTGGCGACCGTGCGCCGCCCCTTCTCGCTGATCTTGATTGCAGCTTTAAATGCTGCATCAATTTCATATCTTCTGCTCATAAATCACACCTCAACACTGTTTATACATACAGTATAATCATGAGTTTTTTGTGTTGGGAAGTAGAAATTATGACAAATATGGTATGGGTATGATCGTCAAGGCAATAAAAATCCCATGCGGCATGAAGGTATTTTTTTCTAGAGATGATTTAGGTTGATGATAAGAACAGTCCGAAATGTTAAAGTTGATTATCCATGTGACCGATATACATAAGAATTAATATGAAAGATAAACTTTTATACATTGAAGGAATTCGAGGGGTGGCCTGTTTTATGGTGGTCCTTTCTCATCTAGCTCTTGTTTTCTATCCTGGCCTACATGAGCACGATTTAATTACCCATGGATGGGAGCGAGTTATTTTTGACAGTCCATTGCCATTCTTCTATTCGGGCACTGCTGCTGTTTACATATTCTTCGTTCTTAGCGGTTATGTCCTTACCTTTGGGATCATGAAGAACAAAGACATACTAGCATCCATTTCCATGATGACAATTCGTCGCTATTTCAGATTGGCCCCGCCAGTTGTGGCGTCATGTATCCTAGCGTACTTTGCACTGAAGCTCATTAGTTCTGATACAAGCGCCCTTTCGACATGGGTTCAAAGCTATGGGAAATTTGAACCAACTTTGCTTGGTTCAATTTATTCCGGATTGGTTGAAACATTTTTTAGGGGAGGTTCTAGTTACAACCCTGTTCTTTGGACAATGAAAATTGAATTGATAGGCTCATTCATTGTTTTTTATTACTGCGCGGTATCTTCTAAAGTTAATAGAAAGTTTGTAGCGGCACTTCTTTTCTCATTATGTATATCACTATTGCCAATTCCTCAAAATGAGAAATACAGCTACCTATGCTTCGTTTTTGGGGCTTACATTAGCGGCATTGATATTAGACTGCCGTTTAGGATCTCCATTCCTTTGCTTGCTCTTGGTATTTATTTTGGCGGTGTGCACTATGGCTCATCTGCTTACTCGATGACAATAGGATTTGTTTCGTTCAATTTTTTAGGTGAGATGACAAATGCATACTACTTATTCTGTGCATTCTCCGGTGTTTTGGTTGTGACCTCTATAATCTCAAATAAATCTTTGTCTAATTTGTTTAGTGGTAGGGTTGTTGTTTATTCAGGCAAGGTTTCGTTTTCAGTTTATCTAATACATATGCCGATTATATATTTAATGTCGCCCTTTATTTTCAATTCATTACTAAATGAATTTGGATATTTTTATTCGTCCTTATTGTCATCTTTACTGACAATATGTGTTATTTACTTGGCATCAAATGCCTTTTATAAGGCATTTGATTTCCAGTCTATTAAATTATCAAAGGCTGCATTTGCTTCTATGAAGCCGATTGTCTAATTACAGTGGTGTGAAGTGAGCGCCATTACTCACAATAGGAGCGTCTACAAGAGTTCCTACTGTGGTGACATAGGTATTAGCTCCGTCCACTTGACCTACGCGTAGATTTGTCAGTGCCCCATCGATAGTTAAGTCCCCCGCACTTAAAACGACCGATAAGCGTTTTGAGTACTGATTTATTACTGTAAAAACAGTTGTGCTAACCAGAGGGTTTTGCTGTGCGATAACTCCCATGAAAGAGTTAATACTCATACTCCCGTTATATACTGCACCGTCAGCCATGGATATTCTTATCTGTGCCCCCTTAACACCTTCTGATGCGCAAGAGTTCATCGTTAAGTTATGAGGATTATAAAACGAATAAGCTGCTGCAACTGTTTCGCTTGTCCCTGTCATTGGGAATATGCTATCAGCTGTGCAGCATGTTAAAGTTGAGTATTGCAATGCAGAAATAAGAAAGCCTAGTTGATAGTTAGCAACCTGAATCATGTTCATC